CATGAAAGAAGTGTGGGGAACAACAAGTTTAACCACAGATTACTGGTCATTACCTAAAAAAACCGAAGATCCAGAAGAAAAAGTACTTCAGGAGATTATGCATGATGATTTAAAGAAAGGACAGAAGAATCTTCAGGAATAGAGTATAAATATAATTAAGAAAACTCTTTAACAATGACAATTCAGAGGATATCACGGGCATTTAAGGACATTAGTTTGTCTTTTGAGCCTCATCCTGTGACAAAAGACCTTCCGATTCTAAAAAATGAGAACGCAATTCGACGTTCCGTAAGAAATATAGTCGAAACTATCCCAACAGAGAGATTTTTTAACTCTCTGTTGGGATCTGATGTAAGAAGAAGTCTATTTGAATTCGTTGATTTTGGTACTGCCTCAGTCATTCAAGATCAAATTGAAGTAGCAATTACTAATTTTGAAGATAGAGTCGAAAATTTGATCGTTCAAGTAGATCCAATAACAGACAAAAATACATTTAATGTAACAGTCATATTTGATATTATTGGTCAAGAGTTTCCGACCCAAGAATATTCATTCCTCTTAGAGGCAACAAGATAATATGCCTTTTACAAAATATACAAATTTAGATTTTGATCAGATAAAGACCTCAATCAAAGATTATCTCCGTGCCAACTCTACATTCACGGATTTTGACTTTGAGGGGTCTAATTTCTCTGTTTTAATTGATACTTTAGCATATAATACGTACATTACTGCATTCAATTCGAATATGGTTGTGAATGAATCCTTTTTGGATTCTGCAACTCTTCGTAAAAATGTAGTTTCTCTGGCAGGTAATATTGGATATGTACCCCGTTCCAGAGTCTCCTCAAAGGCACAGATATCATTTAACGTAACAACTAACACAAACACTCCTACACTCACCATGAAGGCAGGTATAGTGTGCGTAGGAAGTGCGAATGATACTACATATACCTTTGCCATACCAGAGGATGTTACGGCAAACGTAGTAAATGGCACAGCATCATTTAATAATCTTAATGTTTATCAAGGAATATTTTTAACCAAACAATTCCAATATGATGGTTCTTTAGATCAAAAATTTGTTCTGAATAATTCTTTTGTTGATACATCGACACTTAAAGTGTACATTAAAAAAGCAGAGCAATCTGGACTTGGTATCGAATATTTCCTTTCAGAAAATATTTTTAATATAAACAAAAACTCTAGAATCTTCTTTCTCAATGAAGTTCAAGATGAAAAATATGAACTTAAATTTGGTGATGGAATAATTGGTAAAAAATTGGGTGATGTAATTGATTCTGATGGAACTATAATTACCGCCAACTATATTGTCACTGACGGTAAAGATGGCAATGGTGCTTCCAATTTCTCATTTTCTGGAACATTAGAGAATGCGACTGGTGTAATTATTGATCCAGGAAATGTTACGATTAATACGAATCAATCATCAATTAATGGTGGAGATATTGAATCAATAGATTCAATTAAGTATTATGCTCCAAGATTATATTCATCTCAGTATAGAGCTGTTACATCAAGAGACTATGAGGCAATTATAAAAAAAATATATCCAAATACTGAGTCTGTTTCTGTCGTTGGTGGTGAGGAAATGGATCCTCCTCAGTTTGGTACAGTTCAGATTAGTATTAAACCAAAAAATGGAAGTTTTGTATCAGACTTTAATAAAAGTGAAATTCTTTCAAAATTAAAGCAATTTTCAGTTTCTGGAATAAATCAAAAAATAGTTGATCTTAAGATTTTATATGTTGAACTTAATAGTTCCATATATTATAATTTTTCACAAACATCCAATCCAGAATCACTTAAAAGTTCTGTAATCAATTCTATTCAAAAATATTCAGAATCTAATGAATTAAATAGATTTGGAGGGAGATTTAAATACAGTAAAATACAACAAGTTATTGATAATACAGATACTTCTATTACATCAAATATCACAAAAGTTATTATTCGTAGAGATTTGCAGGTAGTAATAAACAAAACTTCTCAATATGAGTTATGTTTTGGAAACCGTTTTAATGTAAAACCTCAAGGATATAATATTAAATCTACAGGATTTAAAATCTTAGGAGAAGTTTCTACAGTTTATATTACAGATACTCCAAATATTCAATCTGGTGATAGTTCTATAACTAGTGCTACTCAGGCTGGAAATGTTTTTATTCAAAGACCGGCATCTTTAAATATAAAAACGGGAATTATTTCATTAATAAAATTTGATATTAATGGAAATGTTGTTGTTGTTTCTAAAAATGCAGGAACAGTTGATTATGAAAAGGGAGAAATTAATATTGAGACCATAACTATTACAGAAACCACAGTTCCTAATAATGTTATAGAGATACAAGCATTTCCAGAATCTAATGATGTTGTTGGACTTAGGGACTTATATGTATCACTAAACGTTTCTAGAAGTACAATAAATACTTTGAGAGATGTAATTGCTTCTGGAGATGAAATATCTGGGACTAGATTTGTCAATGATTTCTATACATCAAGTTATTCAAACGGAAATTTAATAAGAGAGTAATATGATACAAACTGGACTTCAATCTAAAATAAAAGTACAAGAACTTATTGAAAGTCAACTACCAAATTTCATCTTCGATGATAGTCCAAATGCGGTTGAATTTTTAAAGCAATATTATATTTCTCAAGAATATCAAGGTGGTCCAATTGATATCAGTGATAATATAGATGAATATTTAAAATTATCTAACTTAAATGATTCGATTATTTTTGATGATGCAACATTAACTGGAGCAATCAATAGTGAAGATAATGCAATTGAGGTTTCTAGTACCAAAGGATTTCCAAATAAGTATGGACTATTAAAAATTGATGATGAAATAATAACTTATACTGGAATTACAACGAATAGTTTTACTGGATGTATTCGTGGATTTAGTGGTGTAACAAATTATAATCAAGATTTGAATCGTGAAGAACTTGTATTTTCTACATCAACTGCTTCAGAACATTCTGACAAATCTTCTATTCAAAATTTAAGTACAATATTTTTAAAGGATTTTTATAAAAAATTAAAATTTACTTTTGCTCCAGGATTTGAAAATATTTCCTTAACAAAAGGTCTTGATGTCGGAAATTTTATAAGAAGAGTAAGAGATTTTTATAAATCCAAAGGAACTGAAGAATCTGTAAGAATTCTTTTTAAAGTTATTTTTGGTGAAGATGCTTCAGTAGTAAACTTAGAAAATTATCTAATTAAACCATCTTCTGCAAATTACTTAAAAAGAGAAATTGTTGTTGCAGAATCTATATCTGGAAACCCTTTAAATATAAAAGGACAAACTATATTTAAATCCACAGATTTAAATACTAATGCATCGATTTCTGAAATAGAACCTTTTTCGGCAAATGGTAAGACATATTATACATTACAAATTTATATTGGAAACAATTTAGAATCTTCTGTTCAAGGAAATTTTGCAATTACTCCAAATACAAAATTATTAGAAAGTGTATCTGTAGGATCATCCATTTTAAATGTAGATTCTACTTTAGATTTTCCTGAATTTGGAACTCTGACTTCAGGAAATAGTTTAATTAACTATACAGGAAAAACTATTAATCAATTTTTTGGATGTACTGGGGTTAATAATATTGATGCAACTTCCAATATAATATCTAGTGATACATATTTTTCTTATGAAGATGGAGATACTTCTAAAAAAGTTGAATTAATACTTCATGGAAAAATTGATAATATAATGCAGGAAAGTGATGAATTTATTGTCGGGGAAGGAGATAAATTTTCAATTAAAAATATTGGAGATAAAATTAATAATACTGGAAAAAATTGGAAAGAGATATTTGCAAATTCTTTTATATACAACACCACAACAAGATATGAAATTTTAGATAATAATAATATAACTCTATCATCTACTATTGACAGATCTAGTTTAAAGATTGGAGATGAAGTTGAAATTTTAGAAAGAAATAGTGAAATTTCGGCACATTCAATAAATCAATCATCTTACATTCAAACTATTGATGTTAATAATAATTCTTTAGGACTAAAAAATACTCCATCTTTAGATCAAAATAAAAAATATGATATAAGGAGAAAGTTAAATAAAGCAAACTCTTCTGGTTATAATTTCGAAAGTAGTTCATTATTATCTGATGTTATTAATTTATATACAGATAATGATGAATATGCATATGTTGCATCTAACTCATTTCCGTCTGAGATAAGATCAGATTTTAGAGATTTAAATAATAAAGTTATTAAAAATTATCGTTTTGATGTAGAATCTACTATTAAATCTACTAGTATTAATAGTATAAGTAATCTTTCAGATTTTGATGTTGATAAACAACTGTATTCTAGTATCACAGTAGATTCATTGCCTTTTATAACTGGTGATAGGATTCTTTATGAACCAGAATCTGAACCTTTAATTGGATTAAATGCTGGTTCTTATTATATTGAAAATATAGGAAATCAAAAATTTAAATTATATAAATCATTATCTTACATAGAGTCTGGTCTATGTGAAACTTTCTTTATACCTCTTTCCGGAGTTGGAAATGATAGATTCATTTTATTTTCACAAAGTGATGAAGTTTTTGGAATACAAAAACTTTTAAAAAAAATTCCTTTAGAAAAAAACATTAAAAATGGTTCTGGACAAAACACTTTACCCGGAAAAACTGGAATTTTAATAAACGGTGTTGAAATTAATAATTATAAGTCTGAAGATATAATTTATTATGGTCCAATTGAAGATGTAAATATTCTCTCATCTGGTGAAAATTATGATGTGATAAATCCACCGTTAATTGAAGTTTCTGTAGGATTAGGATCCACTGCAAAAATTAATCCTGTTGTAAGTGGTAGTTTCGAAAAAGTATACGTTGACTCTCAAAATTATAATATTGATCAAATAGTTTCTGTTGATATTACTGGTGGAAATGGTTCAGGAGCATCAATTGAACCTATATTAATTAAAAGATTCAGAGATGTTTCTTTTAATTCTAATGAACTTTCTCTTGGAGGTGGAGTTAATGTAGCAACAAATCAAATTTTGTTTCTTGAGGAACATAATTTTTTTAATGGGGAAGAAATTGTTTATGACCCATTAAATAATCCTCCTATAAAAATATCTGTAGGATCTACTTTTATAGATCTCCCTAGAAATTCATCTTATTTTGCTCAAGTTGATAATAATAAATCCATAACGTTATATAACTCACTTGAAGATCAGATATCAAAAGTGAATCCTGTGGGAATTTTTTCTGGTTCTTTCGGAGATCATAAGTTTAGTACATTATCATTAAAAAAACAAGTTGCATTTGTAAAAGTAATTGAAGGTGGAAGTAATTATACCAATAGAAAGTTGATTGTGAAATCATCTGGAATATCTACTATTAAAAATACTATTAATTTTAAAAATCATGGATTTAATGATGGAGAGATAATAGAATATTCTTATGATGATACTCAAATAAGTGGGATTACAACCAATAATCAATATAAAGTAATAAAAATTGATAATGATTCTTTTAGATTATCGAATGCTGGGATTGGTGGAACTATTACCTCAAATTATGAAAGAAAAAAATATGAATTATTAGAAAGTACTGGTACTGGTTATCAGTATTTTAAATATCCAGACATTTCAGTTTCAATTAAATATACTCCTGTAGGGGTTGGAAGTACCACTCAAGAATATAAGGAATTAATTACAACACCAGTAGTTAGAGGCAGTATTATAGATGCTTATGTTTATGAGTCTGGAACAGGTTACGGTTCAACCATATTAAACTTCAACAAGAAACCAATTATTTCCATAAAAAATGGTAATAATGCAGAAATAGTACCAAAAATTGTAAATGGAAAAATTATAGATGTTTCTATTAATTTTTCAGATAATGAATATTTTTCAGTCCCAGATTTAATTGTTTCTGGTGATGGATCTGGAGCAGAGTTGAGAGCAATAATAGATGAAGGAAAAATAACAGATGTAAAAATTCTTAGCACGGGAATCGGATATTCTTCAACTAATACAATAATTAAAGTTATTTCTGCAGGAAATGGTTTAATAATTGATCCAAATATAAGAAAATTAACTATTAATGATAATGAAGTTAGATTTAATGGAGGAGAGGTTTTATTAAAAGGTAAAGATAAAATACAATTTTCAGTATCAAAATATTTTAGTCAATTAAGATCTAGTTTTTTAGAAGATGGATCTTTATCAGGAATTATTGGATGGGCTTATGATGGTAATCCTATCTATGGACCTTTTGGATATTCAGATCCAAAAGATAAGTTTTCGGAAGTAAAACAATTAAAACCTGGATATAAAATTAAGGCATCAAATGTTGAAGATAGACCTTCAGGGTTTTTTAATGGATTTTTTGTAGAAGATTATGAGTTTAATAATAATGGAGATTTGGATGAATATAACGGTAGATATGAAGTAAATGATGAATTCCCAAATGGTGTGTATGCATATCATGCAACAAATAATACATTTCCTTATTTTATTGGCAATAAGTATAAATCAGAAATAATTTCAGATTTACACTTAGATCAATCATTTGACTTTAAAAATTCTAACTTATTGAGAAATACTTTTCCATATAGAGTATCTGAAAAAAATTCTAATTATGATTTCATTATTCAATCAAATGATATAATAGACCAAACTATAGAAGTATTATCTGCAACATCAGGTCCAATTGAATCTTTAGTAGTTGAAAATTCTGGTATCGATTATAAAGTTGGAGATGTAATTAATTTTGATGAAACAAATACTTCTGGAAGTGGTTTAAATGTAAATGTTTCCTCAATTAAAGGAAAAGATATAACTGAATTAAATACATCTTCATCTTCATATCCAAATTCCATCTTTACATGGGAGTCTTCGGAAAAAGTTAGAGTATCGATATTACCTATTCAAAATCTTTCAAATAATGATTATGTATTGGTATCTGGATTTTCAACAAACCTTTCAGAACTAAACGGATTTCATAAAATAGAAGTTCCTGAATATTCGCAGGGTAGATGTCTTTCTACTATAAATTCATCTGGTATTACCACAGAAATATATGTTTCTCCGATATCAATATCTAATGTATTATCTCTTGGTAGCAGTATTGGAATTGGAACAGAAACTTTAAAAGTTATTGGAATATTTGAGAATCAGGATATTATTAGAGTTAGAAGAGGATCTCCTGGAACTATACACAATGTTGGAAGTGCAGTGTCGTTTTTCCCAGATTCATTTTTAATTTCTAAATCTGTAGATAATTTTGAATCTTCTCTGAATGATAGAGTTTTCTTTAATCCTAAAGAATCTGTAGGAATTTCTACAATAAATGGTGTTGGATATAGCACATCATTTGTATTTGGTAATATAAGTATAACGAGAGAAATTCCATCGAAAGGTATCTTTATTGAAGATCATCCATTCAAAACAAATCAATCTATAATTTATACTCCCAATGGGACAAATATAATTGTTTCTACAGATGGATCCTCCACATTTAATCTACCATCAAATCTTTTTGTTGTAAGTAAAAATAGTAATGTAATTGGATTAAAAACATCTATTTCTAGTCCTGAATTATTTTTTCATACTAATGGAGATGATGATGATGAATACAAATTAGAATCCAATTTCGTTCAAATACTTGGAGATGTGGATAAGAATGTAGTGACTGTTTCTGTATCAACTTCCCACGAACTTCAAAACGGAGATACGATAACATTAGATGTTCAACCAAATCTTTCAGTGGGTATTGGAACTTCAACAGCAGTTCGT